ACCGCTGGACAAGTAGCTTGGCTTCTCTGGGGCGGAGACTTAGGTAAGTCAAATAGAATGAGAGCTCAGAAGTGGGCAGAGAGACAAGTCAATCGTATTAGGAATGAGAAGAACTTTGAATCTGCTATTGAGCTTATCAGAAGAAAAAAGATGCTCAGAGATGGAGAATGGGAAGTAAGGTTAAATAGATTTAGAACTAAACAATCAAGAAGCAGAGTGTATGAAGAATATGATAAATTACTTGGAGATTGGGATTTTGAATTAGCAAGACAATATTATGGATTACTTGATGCTCAGAGAAAATCAGTAAACAAAGTCTTGGCAGAGAATCCACCAACAATCGCTGGTATTGAACTCTTAGTTAATAATGCAATAGACAATACAACTAATCAATGGAAGGAAGACTTAGTACCAGTCTATGAATCAATGACATTGGACTTTGCATTCTTACAAACTAACTTCTTACTACCAGATGAAAAAGATAATGCAGTGTTTACACCATCAGAACAAGAGAGAATAACAAGAGCAAGAAGAAGAAGACCCCGCAAAGAAATCATTGAAGAAGGTTTATATCCTAGAAGAAGGGGTGGAGCAAGACTTCCAATCAATAGACAATCCTTTAATAAAGAATCAAGTAAGTTTATACAAAATAGATTAGATACTTTCCTACCAGATATGTCTAAGACTGCTAAAACAAATCTCAACAGAGCACTTAGAAAATCTTTTGATGAAGCAACTGAGTTAGGTCTTACTGGTCGTAAGTTTGAAAATTATATGCGTAAAGAAATATCTAAAGTCATTGGAAAGAAAAATCTAGGTAGAGCTATGAATATAGCTAGAACAGAAGGTTCTGCACTATCAAACTTTGCAATGAATGAATCTGCAACAGCAACAGGATTATCTTTAAGTAAAGAGTGGCTTACGCAAAGAGATGGTAGAGTAAGGGATAGTCATTTATTTGCAGATGGACTAGAAGTAGGAATGAACGAAGCATTCGTTATCTCTGGATATAAATTGAGATACCCAGCAGATAGTGGACTCGGTGCTCCAGCTGGTCTAGTATGTAATTGTAGATGTACATTGATTTATCATGAGAAGAGGATATAAGAATGGATAGAGAAAAATTTGAGTCTAAGACTATAGACTTAAAAACAGTTAATGAAGTAGAAGGTAAAGTTGAAGCAGTTTTTTCTGTATTCAATGAAATAGATTCTGATGGAGATGTAGTTCTTCCTAACTCAATAAAATCTGGTTATGGAGAAAATGGTGTAGCAATGGTCTGGGCTCACGACTGGAAAAAACCAATAGGTCGTGGCGAGATAGTATCTGATGGAGACAAAGCTACATTTAAAGGTCAATTTATTATGGACACCCAAGAAGGCAGAGATGCTTATGCAACAGTCAAAGCTATGGGAGATTTACAACAATGGTCTTTTGGATATGAAGTATTAGATTCAGAAAATGGTTCATTTCAAAAAGATGGTAAATCACAGAATGCTCGTTACTTAAAAGAATTAAAAGTCTGGGAAGTAAGCCCAGTGCTAGTAGGAGCAAATCAAAATACATATACAGTAGGTGTTAAAGAAAAATCAGATGAGAAGTCTGGTTTGACATTAGCAGATGAGTCAGATGAGTTACTAACTAATTTGTCTGCTCTTCTTACGAGATTCAAAGAGCTAACAGCTTTGAGACTCAAAAAAGAAAAAACATTGTCGGATAATTCAACGAATATTCTGATTAATCTACAAGATGCTCTTCAAGAAGCATATCAAGATTTAAATACTTATTTAGATGTTGGTGCTCCAGAAGAACTCAAAGATGAAGAAGAATCACTTGATGCAACGACATTATTGTTGGAAACAAATAGGGTTTTAGCCGAGAGCTATGACCCAGAAATATAGGAGATACTTATAATGAGCAACTTAAACGAGCTTAAAAAAGAACTCCACGAACTCAGAGAAAACACTCTAAACGAATTCAAAGGATTTGATTCAACTGATTTCGATTCTGAGAAAAAAGAAGAGTGGGCTAAGAGAAATGAGAAAATGGCAGAATTGGTCGCTAAGGTCAAAGAAGCCACAAAGATTGAGAACGAGCGTAAAGCAATGGAAGCTGATGTCGAAGCAGGTAATGCTGTTGACCCAGTAAACATTCAATCTGAAGCTGTTGAAGCTAAAGAAGCTCGAAGAACAATCGGAGAACAACTCACTGAATCTTCTGCTTACAAATCTTTTATGGAAAGCGGACAAAAGGGTGTAGCTTCTGAATTAAAGTGGAATCCAAAGTATGAGTTTAAAACAACTCTTTCTGAGACAGGTTATCCACCAGCAGTAACAAGGTCTGATTTAGTAGTTCCGACTGCTACAAGAGAACCACAAAATATCTTGGATTTGATTGATGTCATTAATACTGACCAATATCAATACAAGTATTTAGAAGAAACCACATTTACTAACAACTCTGGAGCAACTGCTGAAGGTTCAGCACTCGGAGAAAATGCATTAGCATTCACTGAGAACACAGAGAACATTAGAAAAATTGGTTCATTCTTACCAGTTACTGAAGAGTTACTAGCTGATGTATCAGCAGTACAAGGATATCTTGATTCAAGATTACAAACAATGGTTAGACTTGCTGTAACAGACCAACTACTTGCTGGTTCTGGTGTAGCACCTAACTTGACTGGTATATTGAACAAATCTGGTATTAACACATTCGACTATTCTTCTTACAGTGGAAACTTAAAAAGAATTGGTCAAATATATGAAGCAATCACAGAAATTCAAAAAGATAGCTTCTTAACACCAGATGCAATCATTATGCACCCATCTGACTGGTATCAAGTTGTTACCGAAGTCAATGCAGTTACAACAAGCGGTTCATTGAACCCATTGTTCGTAGGTGCTGGAAACTTTGGTGGAGCAGTCGGTAATACTCTTTGGGGATTACCAGTAATTGCTGACACAACAAGACCAGCTGGAACAGCTATTGTAGGTGTGTTCGGTGGCGGACAAGCATGTCATATTGTCGCAAGACAAGGTATGGAAATTGCAATGTCTGATTCACATGATGCAAACTTCACAAAAGACATAATGGTTATGAAAGCAACAGTTAGAATGGGCTTCCCAATCTATCGTGCAACTGCTTTCTGTACAATTACAAACTTCTAAGAGATTAGAATATGACTTTGATGAGCCATCATTCGTATGGTGGCTCTCAAGTCGGAGAGGAAAAAATGATATTAAAAAAAGATGTATGGTGTAATGATGCTGGCGAATGCGTTGAAACTTCTGGCGGACTTCCTAAAGGTTGGGCTAAAGGTAAGCTCATGGGTAAAAAAGGTCAAGAAGTATCAGATGCTGAATACAAGAGCTGGAATATCGTAGCAACAAAAGCTAAAGCACCTAAAGAAAATAAAGCTAAGTAGGTTTTAAGTGGCTCATACTCAGTATGTCGATAAGACTGACTTAAAAGCATACATTGGTTTGAGTGGCAGTGGTCAAGATGATAACATTGATAACGCTATCAATGGAGCTTCAAGACAGATTGATGCAATTTGTGGAAGACACTTCTATCAAGATGAAACTGTTCAAACTAGGTTTTACACTCCAGTCAATGCATTGTATTTAGATGTTGATGATATATCAGTTACTACTGGTCTCGTTGTTAAATTAGATGACAATGATGATGGTACTTACGAGAAAACATTAACACTTAATACTGATTTCTTTTTAGAACCAGTCAATCCAGATATAGTAGCTAAGGTATCTTCTACTATTTACTATGAGCCATATACTTCTCTTAGGATTCTTGATACAAGAAGTTCTGAGAGATTTGACCCTACAATACTCAAGCATGTAGAAATTACAGCTAAGTTTGGTTTCTCTTATGTACCAGAAGCAATCAAACAAGCAACACTTATTCAAGCACTTCGATTATTCAAAAGGAAAGATGCTCCATTCAATATTCTTGGTAACGAACAAACTGGGCAGATAGAGCTCTTTAATAAGTTTGACCCAGATGCTAAAGAACTCATAAAGGGTTATATAAAGAACAGACTCTAATGGCTTCATCTGAGATTACTTTTAAAATCACTGGAGCTGAAAATCTAAGAAAAAGATTAAAAGCAAACAATTTGTTAATGACTCCGCTTAGGAATTACTTCAATGCTTCTGGAAAAATTATAAAAGAAAAATCAAAAGAACATGCACCAGTTGATACTGGAGCTCTAAGAAGAAGTATTAAATACACAAGAATTAAAAATACTGGAAGGATTCCTAATCAAGTAAAGATATATGCAACTGCAAAGCATGCATCATTCGTTCATGGAAATCCAAATAAGAAATTTAAAATGTCTGAACCTTTTAATAGAACAAGACCACACTTCCCGCCAGTTAAAGCTCTTACTGGTTGGTCAAAGAGACATGGCATGAATCCTTACCAAGTTGCTAATTCAATTGCAGAAAAAGGAACACCAATAGTTCCATTCTTAAAAATGGGTTACAGAGATTCCGCTCCAGAGCGGAAGGTACTATTATCAGTAGCAGGCAAACAAATAGAACGACAGTTTAAAAAAGGTAGGAAAACATAATGGCAAGTTTATCTTCAATAAGGTCTGGCATAGCAACTAACTTAGGAAATATATCTACACTATCTGTATTTGCTTTTGTACCAGATTCTATTGAACCACCAACAGCAGTTGTTGGAGTTGTAGATAATATTGAGTACGATTCAACAATGGCTCGTGGTGCAGATACTTATACCATTCCAGTTTTCTTATATGTCAGTAGAGTTGATGCTCAAGATGCACAAGATACATTAGATGCATTCTTGGCTTCGAGTGGGTCAAGCTCAGTCAAAGCTCAAGTAGAATCTGATATAACATTGGGTGGAGAAGCACAATCTGTTAGAGTAGTAGAAGCAGACAACTATGGAGTCTATACTATAAACAACATAGACTACTTAGGTTGTGAGTTTACGATAGAGGTAATAGCATGAGTTACATAATTATAAGCGGAATTGATGTTGGTAAAAAACGATTTGAAGCTGGTAAAAAAGTTACTAAACAAGATTTAGGCAAATCTTTTAAATGGTTGCTTGAACAGGGTATAGTAATAGATGAAAAAGATTTGGAGAGAGCTCGAAATGAAAAAGGACATTTTGTAGCTGATGACCCAGACACTCCAGAAAACGAAGCATGGGTCAAAAAGGAAGAAGAAGAATAATGGGATATGGAAGAAGTTATGGCTCTGGAAGTGGCTCAAGAAGAAGTAACCGAAGAAGAAGAAGGGGTCGTGGTAGATTGTAATGGCATTCGTTCATGGTAAAGGCACAAAAGTTCATATAGACTCAACAGACTTTAGTCAATACTTTAATAATGTTGATGTAGCTAAAACTGCTGATGTAGCAGAGACAACAAATTTTGGTTCTTCTGGAAGTAAAGAATATATAGCGGGAGAAGATGATGGAACTTTTTCTCTTACTGGATTCTTTGATGCCACCGCAGATGCGACAATACAACCATTACTTAGCGGTGGTACAGATTTTGATTTAGTTGTTGGTATTGATGGCTTAGAAACTGGAGATAGAACCCAGTTCGGTGTAGCTAACATTACTAACTATGGTGTATCAAGCCCAACTGGAGATGTAGTTGCAACTTCAATAGATGCTCAAGCAGATAATGGAGTAACAGTAGGTCTCGTATTGAATGCTGGTGCTTATACAACAACAGGTGTACAGGGAACTGCCAATGACAACTCAGCGAGTTCAACTGGCGGTGGTGGTGCATTTTTAATTGTTACTAGCGTAAGTGGTACTTCTCCAACTGGAGATGTAAAGATTCAGCACAGTGCTGATGATGTTACTTACGCAGACTTGGTAACATTCACTCAAGCAACAGGTGCGACAAGTGAAATAAAAAAAATAGCTGAAGGTACGACAATCAATAGATATGTGAGAGTACATGCTACGATTGGTGGGTCTTCAACTCCTACAATAAATGCTATTGTGGGGTTTGGAAGAAATAATTAAGGAGAAGGAATAAATGGCATTTGTACATGGAAAAGATTCAGTTTTTAAACTAGATAACTCTGGTGGCTCATTAACTGATATAAGCTCTTATGTGAATAATGTTGATTTCCCAGAGACAGCTGATGTTGCTGAGACAAGCGTGCTTGGAGCATCTGCGAAAACTTATATAGTTGGATTAACCGATTCAACGATTGGTCTCACTGGTTTTTTTGACGCTACTGCTGATGCAATATTTGGAGCAGTAATAGGTCAAAGTGCTACTCTCTCTTTTGAATATAGCCCAGAAGGAACAGGTTCTGGAGCAATCAAATATACTGGCGAATGCATACTTACAAACTATGCACTCAGTTCTCCAGTAGGAGATGTCGTAGCTTACAGTGCAGACTTACAAGTATCTGGTGCAGTCACAAGAGGAACTCACTAAGTAACAATTAAATAAGATAAGAAGGGAGATACATGAAACGATTATCTGCTGATGATATTAAAAACCTACCTTCAGTTCCAGAAGATGAGATTGAACTCGAAGAATGGGGATTCTCTATCAAGATTCGTGGGATAAACAAAGCTATGCAAGTTCAGCTTGGTAAATTACTTAATCAAGATGATGCTGATGCTTTTGATTATCAAAGAGAATTACTGAAGGTATGTGTAATAGAACCAGAATTAGATGATGAACTTATTGACCAACTTTATGAGAAAGACTCAAGAGTTATAGATAAGATATTCTTAAAGATAAATGAATTAAATGGTGTTGGGGGTTCTGCGGAAGCAGAGCAATTTTGAGACTGATTTAGATTTAACATTTAGATTTAAACTAGCTAGAGAACTTGGCATGACTGTTGGCGAGCTTATGACTACAATGAGCTCAATGGAATACAATCAATGGATTGCATACTATAAATGGGAAACAGGAGAAATTAATAAGGCAAGAGCTTTAGCAGAAGCTGAAGCCAAAAAGAATAGACAGAGATAATGGCAATAGCAGACATAGCGATTCAAATAGTTACTAAGGGTGCAGACTTAGCTAAACGACAATTAAATAACCTTAGTGGCTCTGCTGATAAGTCTGGCAAGATGATGGGCAAACTTGCTACTGCTGGTAAGTTAGCTGGTATTGCTGTTGGTGTTGCATTAGTTAAAGGTCTTACAAAAGCAACTCAAGAATTTATATCCTTCAATGACAAGATGACTCAGTCTCTTGCAATTATGGATACCACCATTGAACAGCAAAAGGCAATGGAAGAACAAGCACTTGCTGTATCAAGAACTACAAGAATATCCGCTGAACAATCCGCAGAAGCATTCTTCTTCTTAGCATCTGCTGGTTTAAATGCAGAGCAGTCTATATCAGCTCTACCACAAGTAGCTAAGTTCGCTCAAGCTGGTATGTTTGATATGGCTACTGCTACTGACTTAGCAACTGATGCTCAATCTGCATTAGGTCTTACAGTCAAAGATGCTAACCAAAACTTAGAGAACCTTACACGAGTTACTGATGTTCTTGTAAAAGCTAACACATTAGCCAACGCATCTGTACAACAGTTCTCTGAAGCTCTCACAAACAAAGCTGGTTCTGCATTAAAAGTTGTTGGTAAATCTATTGAAGAAGGTGTTGCAGTCTTATCAGCTTTTGCAGATAGAGGTGTTAAAGGAGCTGAAGCTGGAGAAAAACTCAACCAGTTACTCAGAGATATTCCAAGAGCAACTGCTAAGAACACTGAAGAGTTTGCAAAACTCGGCATTGCAATGTTTGATAATGAAGGCAAGTTAAAGAATGTTGCAGACTTAGTAGAAGAGCTTGATAGAGTTCTTGCTCCAATGTCAGATGAATTAAAAGCATCTACATTAGACCAGTTAGGACTTAATCGTGGTGTTGCTGATGCGGTCAAGATATTAAGTGGAGCTTCTGACCAGATTAGAGATTATGAATCTGCACTTATGGATTCTGGTGGAACTACCGCTGAAGTTGCAGATAAACAGATGGGCTCACTTAAAGCACAGATAGAATTGATGACTAATGCATTTTCTGAACTAGGTATTTTAATTGGAGATATAATTGCACCAGCTTTAGCTTCTGTTGTTGGTTTCATTACAAAAGTTGTTCAAAGTACAAGTGATTTTATTAAAGAGCAAAGAGAAGCAAGAGAAGAAATAGAAGAAGACATTCAAGCATTGCAACATTACAACATAGTAATGAATGATACAACTAAACAATATGCTAAATATGCAACCAATGTTCATAAAGCAAAAACAGAAGTTGTAGACCATAGAAGTGCAACAGAAAAAGCTATTGAAGCTCAAAGAGGTATGGAGAGAGCTAACAGAAACTCTGCTCCGAGTTACATGGAAGTTACTGACTTAGCTATTGCTAAAGCTCAAGCTAACAGAGAAGATGCTGAATCAGCTATGGAAGCTACTGAAGCTAGTGCAGAATATGCTGAGAACATTAAAAAGAATATGCTACCAGCTCTTGATGCTGTTGTATCAGCACAAAATAAATTAAAAGATATTCAACAAAGAGTCGCTGATGCAGAAGAAGATAGAGATGATGCATCTAAAGAAGTTACTAAATCTCAAGAAGAGTTGGAGAGAGCATCTCAAAGAGTTCTTGATGCTGAAGAAGCATTAAAACTAGCCAAAGAAGAAGCAAAGAGAGTAACTTTAGAAGAACAACTTGCAATAGTACAACAGAAAAATGCAATTCAAGAATTAGAAGAAGTTGAAGAACGCAATGAAGAACAAGAACTTAGACTTGCAATAGCCAAAGAAAAACTCACAGAACTTATTGATGCTTCTACTGGTGCAACGCATGAACAAATATCTGCTGAGAGAGAATTACTTAGAGCACAAGAAGAAGAAGAGAGAGCTCTTGAGAGACTTACAAAAGCACAAGATAAGTTAGTAAAAGCACAAAAAGAATTAAATGAAGTTACTGCAAAGACTCCAGAGAATTTACTAGAAATAGCAATGGCTAAAAAAGAATTAGATGATGCATTAACAAATCTAAATGCTTTAGGTGCTTTTGAAGATGCTATGGCTCAACTGATTGAATCTACTGGAATGAAACTACAAGATTTGATAAATATGGCTAATGCTATTGCTACTGGTTCAAATATTCCACCACCTTCTGGCGGTGGTGGCGGTGGCGGAGATGGCTCGAAAAAAACTGATACGAGTGGTAATGAAGTAACAGAAGATATAGTAATTCCAGATAAAGCAACATCTTCTCGTCGAGCTGGTTCTGGTATGGAAGCACTTGCTAGAAATAATGCAGTTGTTATTCATCAGAATATAACTGTTGAAGGTAAGAGCCCTAATGAACAAGCACTAGATATTATTGATGCTTTGAACAGAGCAAAAAGGAATGGGCAAAGGGTTGTCTTCTAATGCCAGCAAGTTTCGACTCTAATGTTGATATTAAAGTAGAAGTTGCATTCGATTCTGAACCTTTTGATGCAAGTCAATCATTTACAGATATAAGTACTTATGTAAGATATTTTGATATTTCTCGTGGTAGGTCTCACGAACTTGGAGACTTTAGAGCTGGTACATTATCCTTCTCAGTTTCAAATCAAGATAATAGATTCAATCCAAGTCAGACAACTTACTTTTATGATTCAGCTAATAACAGAACAAAGATACAACCATTAAAGCAAGTTAAAGTATCTGCTATTTATGATTCATCAACTTATGTTATTTTTCGTGGGTTCTTAGATGTTGTACCAGTAAAGTTCCTAGCAGAAGGTGCGGACTCTATTGTTACATTTACTGCGATTGATGCATTCAGATTATTTCAAAGCCAGACATTGCAATCAGTTGGTTGGAGAGTTGGAAGAGCTGGTTTTACAGAACTAGGTCAAACAACAAGACTCGGTTATGGAGATGAGCAAGAGTTAAGCTCTGAAAGAGTATCAAGAATATTAAACTCAATAGGATTCCCTAGTGCTGAGAGAACAATCAACACTGGAACTAAAAATGTTATATCACAAGCAATTACAACTAATGTATTAACAGCACTAAAGGATTGTGAAAAAGCAGAGAATGGTCAGTTCTTTATGAGTGCAGATGGTAAAGCAACATTTAGAAATAGAGCTTATAAATTTACTAATGCACTTGCAACAACATCACAAGCAACTTTTGATAATAGTGGTTCTAATCTTCCATATACAGATGTAGTTGTATCTTTTGATGATAATGAAGTAATCAACTCATACTCTTGGACTCGTTCTGGTGGTACTACTCAATACATTGCTGACTCAGATTCAATCCAGAGATTTACTGCATTAGGTTCTTCTGAGACAACAATAAATACAACTGATGGTGATGTCTTTGGTATTATTCAACAGAAGTTATCTGAGACTGCTATTCCAATAATTAGAATTGATGGTCTTACAATAAATCCTAGACAAAATACAAGTATCTGGGCTCAAGCTCTTGGAAGAGAGATTGGCGATAGAATTACTGTTAATATAGTAAATACAGATGGAAGCACTTTTAGTGATGAACTATTTATAGAATCAATTACACATTCTGTAAATGCTTCATCTCAAACTTGGAATTGGAGTCTGACATGTAGCCCAGCAGGCACTGCTTCTTGGGTACTTGGTCAAGCACTTCTTGGAGTTGGAACTAGATTTGCTTATGGTTAATGCTATGATAAAAGAGATACTAAGGAGATAAAATATGGCGGGAGCTGGTTGGCAAACATACGCAACTGGAGATTTGATAGATGCAACAACATTTCAGACATTTATCCAAGACCAAGTTATACAAGTTTATGCTGATAGTAGTGCTAGAGATACAGCTTTAGGAACTAATGATGCAGAAGGTATGTTCTGTTTTTTAAAGGATACAAACACATTACAATTTTATGATGGTTCAGCTTGGACTAACTTTATTGGCGATGGAGACATTACAGCAGTTACAATTACTACTTCTGCAACTTCTGGCTTATCTGGTGGAGCAACAGCTACTAGTGGTGCTTTTACATCTACCCTAACTGTTGACCCAAGTCAATTGACTGATGGTACTGGCATCACAGTTGATACTGCAAATGATTTATTAATATTAGAAGATGCAACAGACAATACAATTTATAAAGTTAACCCTAGCCAAATAGCTAGTGGTGGTGGAACTTCTGTTGGTTTAGTATTGGCTTTAAGCTAGAAAGGAAAAAAATATGGCAGAAACTTATAAGAATGGTTATCAACAAGCCGGAACATCTTTAGCAGATTTAGTACCAGCTATTAGTGCTTCTACATCTGCGATTGTTTATTCAATTCGTGCTACGAATGTAGATGGAACTAATGATGCAACTGTTGATGTTCAAATTCAAGATGGAACTAGTGGAACTGCTTACATTGCAAAAGGTGTAAATGTACCAGCTGGTTCTTCGATTGAACTTCTTGGAGAGACTAAAGCTAATCTTGAAGCAACTGATAAAATACAGAGTTTAGCTAGTGCTAGCGGAGATATAGATTTTTTTGTATCTTATGTTGAAATAACCTAAAGGAGAATTTTTTAATGAAAGTAGTAGGTAATAGACCATATCCGCACATATTAGAGAATAATGGTGTTTATTCAATAGATGATATAAACCGCTTATTTAGTGAAAATAGATTAAAAGGAAATTATTTTCAATATTTCGTCGTAGCCGGCGGTGGCGGTGGTACCGTTTCAGGTGGTTGGATGGGCGGAGGCGGTGGCGGTGGCGGAGGTATCCGCACCAATGTACCCGCAATATCCGGCGGTGGAAATTTTATTTTAACTGACGAACCTTTATATCCTATGGCAACTGGCACATATACTGTAACAGTTGGTGGCGGTGGTGCTAAAGGGGTAAATGGTTCTGATAGTGTTTTTGGCGACATAACTGCATCTGGTGGTGGATATGCTAATGCAAGCACTGGTGGTTCTGGCGGTGGTGGTGGCGAAGGTGCTACTACAGGTGGTGCTGGTACTGCTAATCAAGGTTTTGCAGGTGGCGATACAGTTGGCGGTTGGAATACAAACGGTTCTGGCGCTGGCGGTGGTGGTGCTGGTGAACAAGGTCATGATGGTTCGGGAACATCAAATAATAAAAGAACTGGGTCGGTAACACACGGCGGAAGTGGTATTACAACAATTATTACTATGGGAGCAGATTTTGGCGACAGTGTAATAAACCGTGAAGCATACGGCGGAGGTGGTGCCGGTGGTTATCATCGTGATGACATTGGTGGTACATACGGTTCGTCTTATTCTTATGGTGGTGGTGCAAATAATGGAAATGGTGCATATAACGGTTCCGATGTAGGAGTACCGTCGGCAGGAAAAGCAAATTATGGTGGCGGTGGAGGCGGTGCTGGTGGTAGCGCTAACGGTACAAATCCGGGAGGCTCTGCTGGTGGTAGCGGTATTGTCATTGTTAGATTTCCTACTACTGCAACAAGTGATTTTTCAGTCTCTACAACTGGTAGCCCTAAATCATGGACAAATAACGATTTTTCAGTTTACATGTGGACATCTTCTGGGACTTTGGTGTTATCATAATGGCACACTTTGCAAAACTAGACGATAACAATGTTGTTGAAACTATTGTGGTTATTGATAATTCAATTCTTGATGATGGTACAGAAAATGAAAATGAACAACAGGGAATTGATTATTTAAAAAATATACATGGCGATGATACAGTTTGGAAACAAACTTCTTTTAATAATAATATTCGTAAAGAATACGCTGGAATAGGTTTTACTTATGATGAAGTAAACGATATTTTTATTAGACCAAAACCCTATGAAAGTTGGACATTAAATTCAGATTT